GCATGGATATATAACTCATGCTGGCATCATAGGGACTAATGTGCAACCTAAACATAGAGGTTGGCGAGAGCATGACCCACAAGACTTGCTCTATAGGGATCAGATTAATTGTGTAACCGTATCAGGATCTGCATACTTCGTGAGAAGAGATGTCTGGGATGATATGACTAATAATAAACAATATCGAGAATTATATCCTGATGCTATAGGAGCATTCTTGCCAACGCCACACTATTACGAAGAAACTTGGTGCTCTTACTTTGCAAGACACCTAGGCTACAATGTAGTGTATGATGGATCGATATCTATCGGTCATAGCTGGCATGCATCAAGCCCAAAGCCAGGAGAAGGTATTAGCAATGCTGATAAGTACTTCCCCATAAGTAGAGAAATTTTTAGAAAAGCATGTGATCACATAGGTATAGAAAGAGACTAAAATGTGGAGAAATGAAAAAATCTTCATAGCAGTTCCAGCTTTTAACGAAAAGTTTACGCACATAACCGTAGAAGATGCTTTTGAAAAAGCTGACAAACCTGAAAATATTTATTTTGGTATTTTTAATCAAAAAACAAACAACCTTGAATTTGAAGATTTTTCTGGTTACAAAAATGTTAGATGCGTTAATGTAACATACAAAAATCCACTAGGTCTTGGGCTGGCTAGGGTAGCTGCAGCCAGTCTTTTAGAAGATGAAGAATATTTTTTGCAGCTAGACGCGCACACAATTTTTGCAAAAGGCTGGGACACGCGATTGCTAGGCGACCTAAAGGAGTTATTGCAGTATTGCGATAAACCTTTGATATCGCAATCGTTAGCTTGGCATCGTGAAGTAGATTATTTCAATAATGATCAAGCTTACATAAAAAACTTTAGAGGGGATAAAGCATATCCGCTTCATAAAGAAGGGGATATTAAGACTCATCCAGACCATTCTAGGGAGTCGGAAGAAAAGATTCTTGGAAAATTTCTCGAGCACTACCTTTGCTATGGTGGTTTCTTATTTGGCGAATCAAAATTTTTATATGATATTTCTTATGATCCATTCATATTAATGGATCCAGAGCAAGAAATAACGGCTCTTAGAGCATCCACTAGAGGTTATAGATTTTTTAGTTCAGACATAACACCTATATCTACATTGGGTAAAGGCGAAGATGGCGGCTTCACAGAAGAAAAATATAAAGATGATATTAGATATGAATTTTTAAAGTATAATTTTGATCAGATCAGAAAAAGCTGGCATGGCAAAAGATTTTATCAAGGTCTAAATTTTGGTTTTTACGGCGCTGAAACGAAAGAACTATATGATGAATATTTTAAAAAAATACTATAATATTTTTACATAACAATAGAAAGAAGATAAAATGGATAAAAATAATATAGACACTATTTTTGTAGCAATTCCTGCATTAAATGAATATTTTACTGATATAACTATCCAAGATGCTTATAGAAAAGCTAAGTATCCTTCTAATGTTTTTTTTGGAATATTTAATCAAAAAACTAATGAATCTAAATTTGAAGACTTCTCTGAATATCCAAACGTTAGATGCGCTAATGTATCATATGAGGAGCCATTGGGGGTAGGTCTTGCTAGATTAGCTTGTGCTACCCTACATAATGATGAGAAATATTTTCTACAAATTGATGCACACACAATTTTTGTAAAAGATTGGGACTCTATTCTAGTTGAAAATATAAAAGAATTAAAGAAATATTGTGATAAACCACTGATTTCACAATCTATATCATGGCATGGTGAAGAAGTATATTTTGATCCGGAGAAAAAGTATATTAATAATTTTATGGGAGAAAAAGCTTACCCTCTTTCTGCTAGAGAAGATGGTTTAAGTACTCACGTAGATAAATTTAGGGAACATGAAGAAAAAATATTAGGAAAGTATTTAGAGCATTACCTTTGTTATGCTGGCGGTGGACTTTTTGGAGATTCAAAATTTTTATATGAAATATCCTATAATCCATTTATCCTTTTTTGTCCAGAACAAGAAGTAACTGCATTAAGAGCTTCGACAAGAGGATATAGATTTTTTAGTTCAGATAAAACTGTTATATCAACTTTGATGAAACATCCAGAAAATGGTTTTACTAAAGAAAAATATTCAGATGATAGACTTTTTGCTTTTAATGGAGTTTTTGAAGGTAAAAAAATATACGGAAATTTTGGCTATGATTATCTTTATGGTAAAAAATTTGGTTTTTGGGGAGCAGAAAATAAAGAAGAATATGATGAATATGTAAAAATATCAAATAATTATTTTGAAGAAAATGATAAAAAATATCAAAATTTAAAAAAGGAAAATTAAAATGACAGATAAATTCAATGTATACTTATACAACGCAGAAGTTAAAAAAATAGTTGATGGAGATACATTTGATATCCTTATTGACCTAGGATTTGATACTTTTAGAAAAGGTAGAGTAAGATTATATGGAATAAATACTCCAGAGAGTCGCACTTCAAATCTTGAAGAAAAGAAAATGGGATTGGCTGCTAAAGAGTTCACCGATCAATGGATCACTGCTGCAGGTAGAAAAATTAAAATAGAAACAATTCTTGATAAAAATGAGAAGTACGGAAGAATACTTGCTAGAGTGTGGAACGAAGCAGGAGCTTGTCTGAACACCGATATAGTTGCTGCAGGGTTAGCCAGAGAATATTTTGGTGTAGGCGATAAGACATTCCAGGAATTCAAGAAAGAAAAGTAATGCAAACATTTTTACCATATCCTGATTTTGTGCAATCAGTAAAAGTTTTAGACTACCGTCGGTTGGGCAAACAAAGAGTAGAAACATTCCAAGTCCTTAACATATTGATGGAAAGAACTCCCACTAAGGGTTGGCGCAATCATCCAGTTACACGCATGTGGACTGGATATGAAGAAGCTTTAAAGTTGTATCAAAACTATACTATCCTTGAATGGATAGATAGAGGATATAAAAATAATATGAAGTTTGAAGATGTAAATCATTCTTCTATTATTTATCCAGGTTGGTTTGGTCAAGATTTGTTTCATAGATCTCATAGATCTAATCTTCTTAGAAAAGATTACGAATATTATTCCCAGTACTTTGACGAAGCACCAGATTTAGAGTATCATTGGCCAGTATGAGCATTACAGTTTATTTAGCTGGCGCTATGGATTACGTTGGCGACTACGCAAAAGGTTGGAGACAAGAGGCTACATTCATGTTATCCCTACGTGGATACAAGGTTCTTGATCCAACATCTATACCGGAAGATTACACGATGTCTCCGGATGAAATTGTACAAAAAAATCTATTTATGCAGAAGAAATCAGATCTTCTTCTGGTAGAATACATGTTAGAGAATAGAGCTTACATAGGTACTGATTACGAAATGGCTTGGGCTAAAATGAATAATCAACCAACAGTGGTCATCTGCTCTAATCAGAATAAAGATCGTCCATATATGAAATATATGGCCACAAGACTTGCAGATACACTGCAAGATGCTATAGAATATATAGCAATCCATTATCCAACAAAATAAAAGGAAAAAATAATGTCAGACAATAAGTTCAAATACTTTGCTGTTACAACAACTAGCTTAGTTAAGGCTAATAATAAAACAGAAGCACAAAATGTAGCCATGGGTCGCCGTGGATCAGATGGAGAGCTCTTGTTCAAGTCAACAGAAATTGAACGCATTTCGTCAGTAGAAGCACGTGAGCAATTAGAAGAATTCACGGCCTGATATTAATTATCTTTAGTGGGGGGTTGGGTTTTCCTGACCCCCCACTTTATTTATAAAGAGGAAAAAATGTTAATAGCACAAATGGTTGGAAAAAATGAATCAGGAAGATTCTTAGATAAAGTACTTGAAAGACTATCAACTCAAGTAGATAAGATTGTATTTACTGACGACTGTTCAGAGGATGATACAGTACAAATAGCCTCTAAGTACGCTGAGGTTTTTAGCAACAATGAAACAATGTTTGAAAAACATGAGGGTCATCTAAGACTCAATGCTTGGAAAAACTTAGAGACAGTAGCTAAAGAAGGTGACTGGATAATTGCAATTGATTGCGACGAAATGCTCTTCCATGAAGATGGCATAGAAATTAGAAAAGTTTTACAGTCAAGCCCTTATGATGTGGCGAACGTTAGGTTCTATCATATGTGGAACGAAACACAGTATAGGGTTGACAAATTATGGGCTCCTAATAATAGCTCTAGAATTTTTAGATACAAAAATGGTGGGACATTCTTAGACAAGAAGCTTGCCTGCGGTTCTGAACCAACCTATGTGGTTGAATGGTTGAATCAAAGAAACTATTGGGTTCACTCAGGTCTAGTGATGCAACACCTTGGTTATGCTAGAGATGAAGATAAAGTAATTAAACATAAAAGATATATGTCCATAGATAAAGGTGAGTTCCACAACATACAACATATTGAGTCTATCGTAGATCCTAATCCCGTACTAGTAAATTGGAATTTAAAATGAAAACATATAACACTAAAGAAACCATAATCAAGGTAACAGAACTTATGGAGAAGAAAAAAAGATTTGCTTTTGTATCATATACAAGATCTTCATTCTTCTCTATACTGGGGGATATCAAGGGTGATAAAAAACCACCAAAGAATTTCGTTCAGTCAATACTTACTAGTATCACTTCTAATGATCCACAATACATTGCTGGAGTACAGCCTGACTTTATCCATTCACAGCAAGACAAGCTTAGTAAAGTAGGCTTAAAAGATAAGGTGTTTTATGACTCATGCTTTCTTGAAAATTATATCAACCAAGAATATGACATATTCAATACGTTCATGCAGTACTATTTTAAGCATAATAAGGTATTAGTCATTTCTTTTCAGCATAAATCTAATATTGGAAAGTTTTTCTCTAAAGACTCTGCATTCATACAAGTCCCATATAATGATTTTTATGATAAGATAGATTCAATAATAGCTCAAGTTTCTGAGTTTGATAACGAATATCAAATGTGCGTACTAGATTGCCCCATGTTTGCTTCTGCTTTAGCTCCCAAGCTTTGGGAAAAAACAAAGATGTCAATTTTAGACCTTGGGAAAACACTAACTGTAGCACGAGCATTTGATAGAAATAAAGAGGGTGGACTTGAAGAAAAATTGGGAAGAACACCAAGACGATGATGAGTTTCTTAAAGATCTTTTGTTTGAAAGTAATTTATCTTTAACTCAGATAGCATCAGAACTATCTTTTTCAGTTGCTAACTTAAATAAAAGAATAAAACAACTAGGTCTTTCTTGGATAAAAGAAAAAAATAAAAAGATGTCAAGAGGTCAAACGGCCTTGACTCTAGTTATGAAAAAACTTTTACCAGGAGAAGAAATTGTTAATGAGCATCACTTAGGTGATAAACTTAGGTTAGATGTATACTGCCCAAAATATAATCTTGCTGCAGAGTATCATGGTAGACAGCATTTTTTTTACACTCAAAGATTTTTCGATACAATATATGAGTTTGAAGAAGCTCAAAAAAGAGATGAAAAAAAGATGCAAATGTGCAAAGAGTTAGGCATAGCTCTTATCGTTTTTAGATACAACGACAACCTATCAGAAGAATCCGTATATGATAGAATGTTGCAAGCAATAAAAAACGCACCAGATATGCCAGTACGTGTTGAAAAAAGAACACTAAAAAATAATCAATTTTACTTAGAGTCAAAGAAAAAAAACTCTGAAAGTAGAAAAGCTTATTATAAAAAAATAAAGGAAAAAAGAAAACAAGATGGAACCTGAGCTAGATACGGAACAAAAAGATAAAGAATTCCCAGTCGAGTATCAAATATTTGCTCTTTCACTTAGAGAAAAAGATGCAATAATCTTTTTCGACGCTTTCCTTCCTGAAGATATAGTGGGAACAATACATGGTCAGACTGGGATAAATGAGTTCTATAAAGCGCTCCTTGCTTATCACCACACCACAAAGCTAAACGTAGTAGACCCTATAGCTTTTAAGGTATGGCTAGATTCCGAGACTGATATCTATTCTGCATTAGGTGGAGCTTCTGGTGTTGGAATAATGATGGATATTCTAATGTCCATAGAGTTGTCTACTCCTGAGTCTATTACTAAGTTAATAAAACATAAAGCCAATAAGAGAAAGCAATTGGACTCTCTGCAGGAGCTCCAGATTTTAATTACTCAAAAAGGTGAAAAAAATGAAAAAGATATATTTCGAATATCTCAAATTACTTCCGACATCAAAGATCTTGAAGGTGAGTTAAATTACAATCCTTTAGATAACGTTACAACTGCTAACGACATATCCAAGAGAGCAGAAGATTTACTTGAAATACCAAACTTTTTGCCGACACAATACAAATCTTTAAATAGGGCCATGGGTTATACTGATGAGGGCGGTTTCTTTAAGGGTGCAGTACATGCGATAATTGCAGGCTCAGGAAAAGGAAAGAGCACATTCGCAAAGTGTCTGATCAATCATTGGGCAGACACAGGCTATAGAGTTCTCTATGTAAACTTTGAAGAAGCAATTTCCCACTGGGAAAGAGTTTTAATGACTCAAATAATTGGTAAGAATGTTTACAAAGAGTCTGGCACTTGGAATGAAGAGCAAAAAAATAAGTATCTTAAAATTTTTAGAGATAAGTTAGACCAATGGGGTGATAGATTCATGGTAAGACATGACCCAGACACTCCTTATTTTGAGGACTTAGAAAGATGGCTTAGAGATATCATGGGAAGTGCCGATCGCATTCCAGATGTGATTGTTATAGATACTATCCAGTCTATGTTTACAAAGGGTGGAAAAGGAAAACCTCGTTGGGGTGAATTTGAAGAAATGATGGTTCGCTTGGAGAAGCTAGCAAGAGACATGAACTGCGTTCTAATTATTACTGCCCAAGAAAACTCAAATAGAATGAAAGAAAAGAGAGAAGTAGTTCAACAATCTGATACAGGTGGTTCATTAGCCATACAACAAAAGTGTGCGGTTACAATATTTATCACAGATAAAAAGTTAGTTAGTGGTGATGACTCAGAAGATGAAAATGTAATGCAACTTCAGATACCAAAAAATAGAATTACAGGATCTACTTTTGTATATGATTCTCCTCTGGTAAAATATGTAGACGAAAGAAAAACATATGAAGAATATGAAGCAATTACCCAAAAGAGTTACAATCAAGATTTAGGTTTTGATGTCAGCGATCTAGCTGATTCAATGAGCGTTATTTAGGAAGTTATGTTAAAACTAACAGTTAAAGAATTAAAAGATTACCAGTTGTGCGGAAGACTGTATGACTATAGGTATGTAGACAAGCTTACCGAAAAAATAGGCGGGAGAGATCTAACTTACATAAAGTATGAAAATGCTTTAAAGAGTATTGTTAATTTCTTTTTTTACA